TTGAACTTATAAAGTATATTATCTTCTTGTGTTAAATCAAAATTAGAGTTTAAAGTTAGAGTAAATGTCTCTGTAGCACCAATATTACTTACAGCTCCGCTAGGAGTTACTGCTCTAGCATCTCCAGCAACGCTTTTAATTCCAAAACCTGGTCTATTATCAACTATATGTTCACCAGGAAATAATAATATAGTTGTTTTTTCTGTTATATCGTTATCGTTTCCTTCTAAATATGAAAATCTAGCAGACTCAATCAGTGCTCTCTGAATAGTCTTGAAAGGTTTAGTTAATGAATTACCTTGATTCTCGATACCATCAGTAGCGTCAAGATCATTTGGGTTTACATAAAGAATACGTCCTTCAGTATTCTTTATAAAATTCTCTAATTTATTTAAAGGCATCTTACTCCACTTTTGGCCAAAAGTTCCTATGGTCTATTTAGCTGGTTACATCTCCATCAACACTCGCCAAATCTTTGTATTCTATTAACGCAGGATCCGCAGTAGAATGAACTACATCCAATACATCCATAAATTGCTCTGGTGTTTCACAATCAACCTTTCTAGTTGTACCCAAATCACTATACAAAAGAAACCTTCTAGAACAAAGATCTATAACAATTTTTTCAACACATTCGTTATCGCCAATTTCCATAATAGTTAATACGTCCAAATAACACTATAGTATATTATAATATAATTGTCAAGTTTTATGTGAATTGTGATCAACGTAATACCAAGTAACTGCTACCCTTTTCTTTCCATTAGTTACTGGTGTTCCAGCATGAGGATAACACCAATTAGAAGGAAATATTAATGCTTCTCCAGCATTGGGTTTAAATGTTTTATGAGGAAAAGCAGTATTACCACCTGCGAAATCATCATTAAGATAAACAATTACAGATATCTTTCTTTCATACTCTCGTATCTTAGGATCTGTAGCACAGTCATGATGAAATTTATATTGTTGCCCATCAATATATTGTAATACCTGTATACCTTCTCTCCAACACGTAGTATCTAATCCACATGGAGCTGGATAATGTGAGAAGTTTACATGATAATTAATAATCTGTTTAGAATATTCCTCTATACCAGAATTAATTCTGATATGTAATAATCTAGTTGCCTCCTGATTCTCATTAAGCGTGGTGCTAGTACTTGTTCTAACATCATCTCTCACCTCTGTACCAGTATTACTGTCATAATTAAAAACTCCCGATTGAGTTAAACTCAAAGTATCAATATGTTTATTGATGATCTCCAAATCACTTTCATCTAAAATTTTTATTACTCTAATTAAGTCATTCATCGGAATATAGTTCCTTTAATAATATTATAATACCTAATGAGGAATTAAGCAAATTAAGTCCTCATTATAAAGCATAAAGCATAATATGGTGGCATATTAGTACCACTAACACCACTACCAGTAGACCCAACAGTCGTTGTAGAAGTAGCACTCATATTAGCACTTGTAGATCCAGTAGTACCAGCTACAGTTGATCCAGCTGACCCTGTAGTTCCTGATCCAGAAGATCCACCAGCACCAGTTGTACCAGTTACAGAACTAGCACCAGCAGATCCAGTAGTACCAGATATGCTAGAAGCACCACCTGATCCTGTAGTACCTGATGAGGAAGATCCACCTGATCCAGTAGAACCTGATATTGAAACTGTGGCACTACCAGCAGATCCAGATGATGAAGCATTTCCTGTAGAACCTGATACAGATACAGTAGCACTACCAACAGAAACACTAGGACTAGCACTTCCAACCGAAACACTACCACCAGTAGTTGCTCCCCAAGTTGGAGAGTTGGCAGCACCAGCAACAACATTAGTATCAGCTCCATGACTATCAGTATCAACACCAGTAGCACCAGATGGTATAGCACTTACATGTTGATGAGCACTTTCACTAAATGAAGCACTATGAGTATGGGAACCACCAGATGCTGAATGACTATGTGATCCAGAACCAGAGAAACTATGACTGTGGGATCCAGAACTTACACTATGACTATGTGAAGCAGACCCAGAGAAACTATGAGTATGAGAACCACCAGCAGTAAAACTATGTGTATGATTTCCAGAAGAACCTGAGAAATCATGGGTGTGATTAGCAGAATTACCTGAGAAATCATGTGTATGAGATCCACCAGATGTAAAGGTATGGGTATGAGAACCTGAACCTGAGAAATCATGTGTATGAGCAGTACCAGTTATACTAGTTGATGTAGATGCATCATGAGTATGACTTCCAATAGTAGAATTAGTACTACCTCCACTAGTACCAACAGAATATCCACTGCCAGCACCAATAACAAATTTATCGGTTAAGTTTGGAGTACTATTTGATCCATCACACAATACCCACCCAGTTGGAATGTTATTAACAGCTCCAGACCACATAATAATACCACCAACAGGAACTGATAAAGCCTGTCCACCACTAGGTCCAGGAGGTCCAGGTGGACCAGGATCACCTTGCGGTCCTTGATTTCCTTGTGTACCTTGACTACCTTGAGGTCCAGGAGGTCCAGGGGGTCCTGGAGGTCCACCAGGAGGACCTGGAGTACCAGGAGGTCCACCAGCAGGTCCAGGAGGACCTGGAGGACCAGCAGGACCTTCAGGTCCAGTCTGACCAGCAGGTCCAGGTGGTCCTGCTACAGTTGAAGCGTTACCTGTAGGTCCTGGAGGACCAGCATTACCTTGAGGTCCAGGAGGTCCTGCTACAGTTGAAGCAGGTCCAGGAGGACCAGGCGGTCCAGGAGGACCAGGAGGTCCAGGAGGACCATCATCACCTTGAGGACCAGGAGGTCCTCCAAGAGGACCAGGAGGTCCAATAGATCCAGGCGTACCAGCAGGTCCTGTAGCACCAGGCGGTCCTGTACTTCCAGGTGTACCAGCAGGTCCAGGAGGTCCAGCAACATTTGATGGATTTCCTGGAGGTCCACTAGGTCCAGTTAAACCAGGAGGTCCACTAGGTCCAGAAGGACCTTGAGCACCAGGCGATGCTACTCTAACCCACGCTGCTCCATTCCAATACCATTGAGCAACACCAAACGAATAAGTTTGGTTTAAAGAAGGATTAGATGGAAAATTTATGCCTGTCATTATAAATTAATATTTTGCACTAAATGCTAATCTTATTTATGGTTTAGTTGGCCATGTTGGATTACTAGGATCAGCAGTATTTGCTGGAAGATCTCTTAATGTTTGCCTATAAGTTGCCCATTCTGCTTTTTTATCAGATGATAACTGATTGTCATCCATACGAGTCCAATCAGATTGATTAAGAAATAAATCTCTAGATTCCCTAAGATTTTTAAGATGATCAGATTGAGTAAGTTCATTAGGATTAAAGAATCCACTTTCTGTTGTATATTTCCATCCAGCATGTACATTACAATCTGATCCACTAAAATATGTACTTCCTATACCAACAACAGTAGTTTCAGGTGGATGATTAAATTCATCTATTGGAACATTCTGAGGATATACACCTTGAAGTATCCCATCACTATCATTAACTATAGCACATCTTTCAGTAGGAACAGGAGCATCTTTAATTGCCTGAAGTTTTTGAGATATATTAAAATTCTGAAAATCTTTAAACTGATGAAAAAGAGAACCAGCTCCATGAGTATTCAGTCCAACACTTTCAGAAGAACTTAAAGAAGCAAGAAATTCGTTCCAAGACTCAGTCTTTTTCTGTTTTCCATAAGCAGATACTTCAGTATAACCAAAATTTGTTCCTATTCCTGACATTTTTTAAAACTCCAATATAACACAGATACCATCACCACCAGGTTGAGAAGAACTGCCATTTTGAGAACCCGTACCACCAGAACCAGGAGCACCTTTAGTACTAAAGTTAAGACCATCAGGACCTCCCCAGAATGATGGTCCACCAGCACCACGAACATCAGCCTGATACACTCCTACATAACCAAAAGCACCATCAGCTACAACTGATACAGAATGTGATCCACCAGAACCAGAGGCAGCACCAGCGTGACCACCACCGTTTCTATTAGTTGAATTACCAAGTCCACCACCTCCACCATAAGCATACATGGAATATGAACTACCACCATTAGTAGTAACAGTACTATTACCACCATTATTTCCATTACCACTACTTGTAGCAGATCCACCAGATCCTATTGACATAGAAACTGTTGGAGTAACGCCAACCATCATATGACCACCAAATTGAAGAACTGTTCCACCTGATCCACCGCCACCGCCACCTGCACTTGATCCACCTTCTCCACCAGATCCACCAGCACCAGTGAGGATTATTATAAAATATCCATAATAAGTAAGATCACAAGTATGACTATGACTTCCAGCACCATAAACTGATACTTTACAATGAGAATCAACTATATTTTGATCAACCCATCCCCAAGATGTTGTTGATCCACCAGACATAGCAACTTCACCTAAAGTACCATGATCTTCAGGAACTGATGGGGTGCTATAACAAAACATTTTACTTGGAAACCATATACCATCAGATCTAAATTTCTGTGCTACTCCATTACTACCACTATTAGGTGAAGTAATACCAGTCCAAATTTCATGTTGATTACTACCATTTACAGAGTATTTTGCGTATGCCGTTCCACCACTATTAAGAAATTCAAGATCATGATTACTATCATGATAATGTAATCTAGCAGCACCACCAAATGTTCCATTGTTATTATATTGAATATCATGATCACCACCACCTGGGAATCCACCTCCACCACTATCACCAGTATAAGCAATTTCTAATTCTGTATTACTATTACGGGTTACTGATATATCTGTTCCACCCTTAATAGTAACATCATCATTTGATCCAGTAGAAGGATCTAATCTTAAAACAGGATTACTACTACCTGAACAATAAAAATCGTAAGTGGTATCACTACCTGTAGGTTCATCAGTCCATTCTAAAGCACTACCACCTGAGTTAACCTTTAACCATTTATTAGCACTAAAAGAAGAAGGTGTATCACTAAGTCCTAAAAATGTAGTAGGTCCAGTAGATCCTGAAGCAGCAATAGTAATAGTACCAGTACCAGAATTAATTACTAGTCCTATATTAGTTCCAGCAACAAGTCTTATATCATCTTGTGTATTGTCACTACCAGCAAGTCGTAAAATTACATCATTACCAGATCCAGATCCAGATGATGAACCATAATCAACAAAGTAATAATCATAAGTTGTATTGCCAATTATAGATGCCAAATCCTGACTAAGATCTGCTAATGATCCTGTTCTAGTTAAAGTTAATGTACTACCAGTAAGACTTATACCATCAACATAATTATCAGTATCAGTATCAGTATCACTAGAAGATATTTCTATATTTCCACCAGTTTGATTTAGAGTTACATTAGATCCAGCAATTAATCTTATATCATCACTTGATCCAGTAGAAGGTTCTAATCTTAGTATACAATCATTACCAGATCCAGCTCCAGTTGATGAATTATAATCCACCATCTTATATTCATAAGTTAACTCATCAACAAATTCAATACCATTAGGAGTAGCATTAACCTTAAGAATTTTTCCTCCAGCATTGCTATAACTTGAAGGTGTATCATCAAGATCTAAGAAATTAGCAGCACCACCACTACCAGTTTGAGCAGATATTTCAAACTGACCCTCGTTAGTATGAGTTAAAGTAATATTATTTCCAGCAGTAATCTTAACTTCATCATCTGTACCACTAGCATCAGCATCTAATCTAAGAATAATATCATCACTAGAATCAATTGCCTTTAATTCATACTGTGTATTAGTGTCTGTAGCAGCATTAGCAGATATTTCAAACTCACCACTTGAAACATTAGTAGTATCAATTGTTATATTAGTACCTGCTTTTAATTTAACTGGATCTGTTGATCCATCTGTTCCTGTTAATGTCCAAAGAACATCTCCACTAGAAGCAGTTACTGGTAATGTATATGTTGCTGTACCACCAGAACCTGTTTGTTGTATTTGCCAAGTAGTTCCATCAAACTTCCAGGTCAAACCATTATGAGTATGAGTTTGACCAGATGATGCTGGACTAGGAAAATTTACTGCCATCAGTTACCCTCTGGTATTACCGTAAAATTATAAGCAATAGCTTTTACATTAGAAGATATCTGTGGAGGTATTCTTACATAAATGGCATTATTAGCAGGTAACATAAGTTCAGTTAGAAAAAATCCTGCTGAAGCCCATGCATGATGATTACCATTATCACTATTATACATATATCCTATTCCCTTTCCATATACAGATTGACTAGGTGGATTAAGCTCTATTGTATCAAGATCACCACCACTAGGATGGCTGGGAGAACTTGTTGTACCAATATAGATACGCCAAACTCCAGGAGATCCATTACCAGTTTCAATGTAATTAAATATTATTCTGACATTTCCACTAGTATTGTTGGTATAGAGAGTTTGTACATGATCTGCTCCCGTACCCTGCATTACTCCGTTATAAACTGTTGCTGCCATAATCTTTAAATTCCTGTTTACTATTTAGATTCCCAAAGGAATTCTCCATTTACTTTCAAATGCTGGAATTCCACCACCACCATCACTTGCCCTACCACTAGCGTTAACCCACTGTGAACTATCAGCATCTTGATAATAGATATTTAAAATACCTTTATCAGAATCCCACCACAGAGTACCATCAGTAGGATTACTTGGAGCTGTGTCATCCGTGGTTATTGTTCCACCAGTAGTAGGAGCCGTTGTCCATTCAAGAGCAGTTCCAGCAGCATTCACTTTAAGCCATCTTTCAGCAACAAATGAACTTGGAGTATCAGTAAGATTTAAAAAAGTACTAGCACCACTACCAGAAACGGTAATCCAATCAAGTTCTGTTCCCGTAGAACTTAATACTTGACCTGCTGAACCTAAATTACCATCCTTATCTTGAATACCACCCGTAATTTTTATACCATCATCAGTAGTCTCTAAGCGTTTAATAGCATTATACCACAAAGATACTTCAGCGTTAGCAGTCGCAATAATGCTGTTCTTAGAATCATTAGGTTTTATAATAATCTTATGACTACCAACATTATCAGATTTACCAAATAATGTTATATTACCAGAATGTTCAGATGCATCCCAAAATCCATTACCACTAGAATCACCATAAATTTTATTTGTAAAATTAGGAGGAGATGTTAATTGACCAAAAACAAAAGATGTGCCATTTGACATGGACAGTGAATCAAGACTCTGATCCCAAAATAAGTTGGAATTTGCTCCAAAGAATGTTACATCACCTTCATTTGTTCCACTATCAGTATATTTAAAATAGTCTGCTCCATTCAAATTACCACTATCATTATACTGAATCTCAGTATCTTGTCCACCAGCAGATGCTGCAGGAGCATCTTCCCATACAAGATCAGTACCATCAGACTTTAACCATTTACCATTACTATGGGAACTAGGTGTATCTGTTAATGCAATAAATGTGGTTACACCACCAGGCGGTCCTGGAGGACCAGGAGGACCAGGATCTGTACCTGGAGGTCCAGGAGGTCCACCTGGACCTGGTCCACCAGGAGATCCAGGAGGTCCAGGAACAGTTGAAGAAGGTCCAGGAGGACCAGCAGGACCAGTTAATCCATTAGTTCCTGGAGGACCTGGAGGACCAGGTGGTCCAGGATTTACATTACCACCACCAGAGTTAGCAGTAACCCAGTTACAATCCCCACTCGCATCACAAAAATATATGAATAAATCACCAGAATCTGATTCCCACCATAATTCACCATGTCTAGGTGATGGTGGTGGATCTGCTCCAATAGTAGTTGGAATAACAGTTACAGTAGCAGCAATACCAGGATGGCCTGAAGGATTTAAAACATCTACAAAAGCATTTACAGCAGAACCTTCAAAATTAAGTTGAGTTATACTATTTGCTGTACCAACTAATGATCCTTCATCATATACACTAATAGCACCAGGAATTAATCCACCACCAATAGGAACCCAAAATCTTTCTCCAGGTTTACTGGGTACAGTTACTAATTGATATTGCTGTCCAGAAGGAACCTGTGGGCTAGTATTAGGATCACCAAGATTGGGTTCTGCTTGAGCAAGACCCAGATAAGTATACCTTTCAGGATCTAATCTGTCCTGAGAATCTCTCTTTACTCTACCACTTAAATACTTTGGCATTATACATTACTATTTTCTAGAATACTCGCACTAAGTTCCATTTGTAGTGGAGCAACAAAACCACCTGAATATGATTTACCAACATTAACCCTAATAGATTCATTAGTAACTGCTACAGCAATAGTTAAAATAGATCCTGAAGCAGGATCTGTTATACGAGGATAAGTATGTTCACTATTATTCAAATCCATAGTACATGTATAAGTTAGAGAATTGTCAGCAATTCTTATAGTATCTCCATTTTGAAGATCATTAGCACCAATCTTTAAAACAACTTCACCTGATTTTGGATCATAAGTTGATCCATAAACATTAAATCTACTACCAGATTTAGTAATACTATTAGCCGAACCATCCATATAATAATGAGTAGATGTATCTCCAATAGAAGGAACTACATCCAATACCTTAACAGTAAATGTATTAGCAGAAACTACAGTAACAGGAATCCATTTATTACTTATAGGGTCGGTTGATCTTGGATATAAATGCTGCGTTGCTCTACTATCCTTATCACATTCAAATGTTAAAGATTCATCAGCAATTTTAACAACATCATTAGTAGTTAATCCATGAGCACCAGTTGTTGTAACTGTTAAAAGACCATCATTTGGATTATATGAAGTACCAGTTGTAGGAGAAAGTAAAGACTGTGATGTATGATTACTACTGGTAGTAGTCACTAATTCAACAGCATTTAATTGACCACGAACAAATGTATGTACTGCTGGTTCATAATTATGAACATTTCCACTTGCACCCCCAAGATAAGTAGTAAATGTTTTAGAAGTTCCCACCTGATCAACTATTGAATCTACTTCATATCCTTGTTGTGGATCTGGGAATATATTTGTTGTTATTCCAGTATACGCATTATCACTAATAGAATTAGCAACTCCACTATCAGGAACAAATGTATGAGCAGTAGTATTTGTAGAAGGAACTGTACTAAGAACCTGTACTGTAATAGTAGTTGCTGTAACTGCTGTAATACTTATATTATTACCACTAACAGGGTCAGTTGATCTTGGATATTCATGTTGAGTAGCACCACCGTCTTGAAGACAGGTAAACTTCATTGCATTATCTTTAATCTTAATAGTTTCACCAACCAACAATGAATGAGCACCTATATCTAATACAAGAAGACCAGTAGTAGGATTATATGTAGTACTATTGCCAGGAGTATAATACTTACCACAAGTAAAATATATTCCACCCATAGTTATAGGTTCACCAGCATTCAATCTATGAGTATCATTACACATAACTGTAGCAATACCTGTTGGTTCATCATAATCAACACCTGTTATGATACCAACCCGTTCTTGATAACCTTTAACATAAACACTATCAACAACTAATGGTGTTTTCTCCAACACCATTCTACCATCAACTAAAATAACAGCATCATTGGGTGGAATCTCTACTTCTTTTATAATTCTTACATCTCTAGTATTACCAGTACTTCTACTTTCTCTTCTCTGCCAAAAGGTAACTTTTGGATAAGTTCCTACACCAACATTAGAAACCTGTGCATAAAGAAGTAATGAGGTAGTTCCCGTAGGAACTTCGTATAATTTTTGTACTCCTGGTGCTACAGGAACAGCAATATTTAAAAACTTATTTACGGGTGCTATTGCCATATTATCTAAGTGCTAATATCAGTGGTGTTAATTGTGCTTGTATTGCTCTATTGAAATCTCTACCACGTATTGTAGACGTTGTTTGATCAATAGTCAATCCATCACCAATCCTAAAATTACCTTTTTGATCCGTACTTGTAAATGGGCATTGTCCACCATTAATGGCAACAACTTCATTTGCGGGGATTGGTTTTCCAGCCTGGAATGGGTTAGCTGTATTTATATCTGTACCTGCACCTATGTATTCAAATGAATGTGAACTGGTTATAATTCTACTCAACCTAACAAATTCAACTTTAGTATCAGCAGCAACAGCATATGGAATAAATTGATTAAATGTTACTGTTGATAATCCAGCATTAGATCCTGTAGTCCATGCCTCTGTTGCTTCATCTACTGTGAATAATATTGGATCCATATCTGCTTCAGCAGTTGCTGATCCAGTACCAGAAATACTAATTACAACTTCCTGTTCTTTACTATTATCTCTAGTAGCAGAATTATTATTTACTGGTAAGAAATTTCTACCACTAGCAATAACATCAATTGAAGTGATTGTACCAGCAGCACTTACATTAGGTGAAAATTCAGCAAGAATTGCTTCTGGACCTCTAGGTAAGGTAGCAGTAACAATTGGAGGAGCAGAAGAACTATAATCACCTGGTTGTCCACCATAAGTAACCTTTACATTTCTAATAAGTTGAAGTGGTTGAGTTACAATTCCATTAACTCCTGGAGCAACATCATTATAATTATTCATATTTAAGTGGAAATAAGCACCCTGACCATCAAATGGTGTCCTATATTCCCTTGGACTATTGAAATCTTGAGTATTTTTCACTTCAACCACATCAGATTCACCATTTATACCAACCCTTGTATTTCCATCAAATTCAATATCACCAACACCATCAGCATAAAGACCGTATATACCAAAAGATGAGTTAGAGTTTGTTAAATCACACTGACCACCAGTATCACAATAAATTGCTATTTCACATCCAATAGTAAAGATAGAAACTAACTGAGCATAAGCATTATTAGTAATTGAAACACCAATACCTGCTTCATTATATTGAGTAAAGGAATCACAAACCATACTCTTCAAATCTTGTCCAAGATCATTTGGTCCACCAAAAGAAGCATCAACATGATCACCATTAATTCTCATACCAATACTACCAGTCATAAAGTTAGTACAGTTCCTAACATAAGGACTCTGATACCTTCCAGATGGTCCTTGATTTGCAGGTCCATAAGCAATATATCCTCTCTGTGCTTGAGAGTAATCTCCACTAGTAACATCAACCTGTGTTGGTGGAAAAGCAACTACAGCACAATTAGGATGATCCTGTGCTACAGATGTACCACGAAAACTCATATTTTGAATCAAACATCCTGGTCTAACATGAAAAACATCTTTAGTTGGAGTATCAGGTATAACTGTTACCAATCTTAGATCTTCCCCAGTTACAGTAACACTATCTCTTAACCCAATAGGATTAGTTTCAGTATAAACACCAGAACGAACTTTAATTGTATCACCTGTTTGAGCTATTTCTGCTGCTTTACCAATTGTCAATAAAGAATCACCTTCTAACAATCCAGTATTTGTATCATCACCATCTTTAGTCACCCAAATAATATTCTTAGTTTCTACTCCAGAAGGTCTCCACTTTACTCCAGAAGCAATAGAAGATAATCTCCAATCATTTCTAGTTTTACTGGCATTATATCCACTGCTATCTAATTCATCAATTATATTATCTTCTAATTCTAAAGTTCCCCATAATTTTGTATTCTGACCTACATGTAAATTTTTCTCAATTCCAACACCACCCTCAACAACTAAAGCACCATCATCTTTATTTGATGAGTTTGTTAGATTCTCAATCTTAGTTAGACCAGCAACATTTAATTTCTTTACTATACCAACACCACCATCAATTTGAACAGATCCTGATTGAGAATTACTAGAATCAGTAACATTATTAAATGTAGTGAGTCCATCTACATCTAATGTATCATTAAGAGTTGTTCCACCATCTACATCCAAAGTAGAATTTAAAGTTGTAGCACCATCTACATCTAGTGTACTATTAAGAGTCGTAGCACCATCTACATCAAGTATAGCATTAAAGGTTACATCACCATCTACATTTAAAGTAGAATCAAAGTCAACGTCACTTGTAGCATGAATTGATCCAGATACATCCAACCATGTAGCAGGATTTGGATTATTAATTCCAACTCTAGTCATCCTATAAATGGATGCGTTATTACCTATTCCCTGATGTCCCCACAAATCTTGAGATAATATTCTCGCAATCATTGTAGGATTTTCAGGATCAGGTATAGGAATTATTGTATCAGTTCCTATTCCAGCACTATTCTGCTGCCTAAAGTTTAGAGTTGTATATAACTGAGCAGCATTATTATTTGGAAGATAAACACTCTCATCTTGAACATATAATCCATCTAAACTAACAGGAGATGCTTGTACCCACCTAATTCCATTACCATCTCTATTCATATAATATCCATTGACACCTGGAGAATCGGCAGAGTCAATAATATTCCTATCAATCTTTACAGTACCAGTTACATTTAATTTAATATCACCTTGAGATCCTGGTGTATAATTAGGAACAGCAGTAGGATTTAAAGTACCTATACCAGTAATACCAAAACCATCAACAACAAGAGAATTTTCTTTAAACCCAACTTGGAATCTATTGAATGGCATAGTAGTCCCTATACCAACAGAAGAAACATTATTTACTACATCATCAGTAACAATAAAACATTTTTCTCTATATCCAACTTGCAATGCTCCATCAGGAACAGTAGTCCCTATACCAACTCTAGCTACTCCAGGAGCAGTAGTAGTTGGATCTCCAGGATCTCTATCTTTTTGAAGAATAGTTATAGAAGTAAGTCCATATCCAATTTGGACTCTACCTATAGGAGTAGTAGTTCCGACACCAATATTACCATCATCAGTAACAATAAGTGATGATATAAAAGGAGTAAATGGTTCTGAAGGATCTAAACCTTCTCCACCAACACCTATCTGAAATCTACCATCAGGAAGGGTACTTCCTATACCAACTCTACCTGCTGGTTGTCCTTCACCAGGTTTTGATTGTGATATAGCAGTAAATATAGTTCCAGCAAGACCAACATTAAGTCTATGCCTTACAGTTAAATAATCTGTATCTATTTCAGCATTTACTCTAACATCACCATTAAAAGTAGAATTGTTATTAACAATTAATGAATCTACTTCTAAAGCACCACCATCACCAGTTAATCCACCAACTAAATCAGCATATAATTTTCCATAAACATAAACATCATTATTAAACTCCGTTACATCAGAAAGAGTATTTGTTGCTCTACTCTGATCATTATATTGTGGATCATGTGGAAACTTTTCAGCAGGTCCAGAAGCGGTATTATTCTCGGTCATTATACTATTGGACCTCCGCTTGGAATCATATCAGTAACAGTTCCACCACCTGCTGCGTTCTTAAATACTTGTCCCATAAAAGTAACATCTCTTGGTGCTAAATTACCAGTTAAAGCATCACAATCTGCTACATTAGATTTCAATAAAATTCTATTCTTGGCATCCAATGTTATATTATTACCTGCCACCAAATCAATATTATCATCAGCATCAATAGTTATATTCTTTGCTCTTATTTTTACTTCACCATTTCTCTCAGCAGTTATCCATACATCACCATTCTTACCAACAATATTAATATTAACTCCACCAGATTCATCCTCTTGTCCACCTACTATCTCAATTGTTTGATCATTGTAGATATGATAAATTCCACCGTTAGCCATTCCAACGACACTTTTATCACCACTAGAAGTTTGGGCAAATAGATCATATACTATACTTCCATTTAATCCCATTTGAGGATTGGCAGTATCAATTCTAAAGTGTGGTCCAAAAGAAATGTACTGTCTTTGCTGCCAATTTTGTTTTTCAGCTGGTCTTTCTGACATTAGTTAATACCATACCATATTATTTATTTCAACTAATACAATCAATAACTTGCTTAACTTCA